GGCCTTTGGGCCCGTCTGGAGATTCAGCGATGAATTTCCTCGAATCTTAGCCTCTGACCGAGGCTAGTATTAAGCGCAGTAGCAATTGATAGTTTTACTATCAATTAATACTCATATGGAGGAACTCTTTATGTCCGATGAATTCACTCGAGCAAGACAACGTACCACACCACCACCTGGTGGTGCAGGCCAGTTAAACTCTTGGAAGTACTCAATTGAGTCAACTCCCAATAGCAACCGGTGGAATGTGTATAACAACACATCTCAACCGATTACTGGCGTGCCGTACTTAACCAAGGAAGCTTGTTGGGATCAAACCCATCCAGGCCCTCCTTGGACGTCCGGTGGTCCGTTTAAGAAAATCAAGCTCGAATATGTCTCGCCCTTCGGGGCGCAAGGAATAAGATCGTACGTGACCAATAACACGGGGTATGTTGTAACACCCTTTGGTAATGGTCGAATTAAGTACGACGGTGGCTTTCTACCACCTGGAGATTGGCCGTATTACAGTGATATCGATGTTATTAACACCGATGCTGTGATGCAACAAAACTCCTCTTCTTTCCCTGACATGGGACAGTGGGATACACCGGCTTGGGATAAAACCAAGCCGAAATTGGAACAAGGTGGTTTGTTTGTCGCAATAGCGGAATTGAAAGATATTCCGCGAATGTTTCAAACAACAGCTAAGCTCTTCAAAGAATCATGGGAACTCTCACATGCTTTATTTGCGCCTAGAAACGCAAAAACTGCACGAGAGATCTTCATGGCTCCTAAGAAAGCCGCAAACCACTTTATCAACCATAATTTTGGTTGGGTTCCATTCGTCAAGGACCTATCCGACTTTTTGTCCAATCTACGTGATTTTCGAGAGAAAATCGGTATATTGAGTACACAAAACGGACAATGGATCCGAAGACGTAGTATCCTACAGAATGTGCTCTTAGATGAGCAAGTACCTGGTTGGTCCGGAACTGGTATACATAATGTATACCCTCTGAACACTCAACCAATGAACGATACCTGGGTTGGTACCCCCCGATGGGAATACCGACGTAAGGTACAGCAATATACTACTGCTGTTGGTTCATTTCGGTACTATGTGCCGTACTTTGACGTGATGTCACCCGAGTGGGGTGGCTTAGGGTCCGTTAGGCGTCAATTGATGCTTCATGGCCTTCGCGTCAGTCCGTCAAACATCTACAAAGCAGTTCCCTGGTCTTGGCTTGTTGACTGGCTCACTCCTGTTGGACATGATTTACAAGTCTTACAAGATGAACAGTTCGACAACCTTGTTGCCAAGTACTTATACACGTCCACCCACTCAGTCCAGCAGCTTGAGTTTAAACAGTATGTTCCGTTTAACTCAGCCTCTGGAGGTGGGCGTACGCTAACGTGGACTCGTACTGTAGAGTCCAAACAGCGAAAAGGTATAAGTAGTCCATATGGATTCGGCCTTACTTGGGACAATTTAAGTTCCAAGCAAATGGCGATTCTAGTGGCTCTCGGAATAATGCGTAAATAACATTTTCCGGAGGAAATCTACTAGGATCTATCTGCATGCTCCTTAGCAAAGTTTGTTCCCTTCGAGAAGGAATGAACCGGGCATGGATTAACCTCGATATAGCTTTGGAGGTCAACCACTATGTTTGCCGATCCACAATCGGTTACTGTCAATGCTGTCGCTAAATCTATGCCTCGCGTATCTTCAAAAGATCGCTCGGCAGTCTATCAGAAGAATGACTTGGAATATACCTTGTCAATCTCTCATATGACGGCGGCCAAAGGACGCATTCGTACTTCGGTTCGTCTTGATCAGCGTGCTGTCGTAACAGACCCGTTGGATTCAACCAACGATTATGATACGATGAGCTTCTACGTGGTCCTTGATCGACCCAGCTTTGGGTTTACCATGGTCCAAGGTGAACAGCTTGTAGCCGGATTTCAATCCTGGCTATCGTCTGGAAACGTCGATAAACTCTGGGGTCAGGAATCCTGATCCTAGATTGTCTATCTTTGGTTATCCAGTGGTACCGATTGCTTGGTATCATATGATACCAAGATATGGCAGATAACGTGGCTTGAAGGATTACCCCCATTTAGGAGGAACCTTGAAAAGCAACGTAAGTGACCTAGTAAAGCTCATGGAACACGTCTATATAGACGCTACCATGAAGTGTATCGCTGATGTCTCCGATTTACGTGATCTAGAAACAATTAGATCACGGGTCAAGAGTGAGGGATTATCATTTTTAACGATAACCCTACCACAGTTTTGTAACGACCTCGAAAGAGCGTTACGAGAAGGTGGTATAGACTCTAAAGCATTTCGGAGTTTCCGAAAAGCTCAAGGAATCCCTGCATTTCTGCAAGGTATCCTTAGTCAACTCTTTGACCGGGAGACAGGAAGGATTTATGACAAAAACTCCAATAAAACAGAGCAAGAATTGCGGGACTGTTCAACCTACGTTGAAGCGATCAGAGAAATCTGCCTCGTCTTCAAAAAGATTGAAATCCAGTGCACGCCCGAGAGGACGCGCGCTGCCCTCGATTCTTTTGTCACGATTGAGCAATCTTTTGATGTTTTTGAACTCCAAGATTGTCAGATCGACGATTTTAAGTCGGTCTGTCAAGTGCTTTGGCCTCCTATCGTTAGTTCTTGTGAACTTAACGATTTGGTACCCTCGCACGGCCCTGGAGCTACTGCTGAAGGTGTATCTGGTAACCAGAAATACCTTTGGCATAGGTGGCACGATCGTCTTGAGCCTTATTTCCCTCTTATTGGTACTGGCTACCCCTTGGCAGCTGGTCCCGATAGTGAGGAGCTCAAATTTGTGTCGATTGTGTCCGCCGTTCAGGAACAACCTGTTAGGGTTATTCCTGTTCCAAAAACACTTAAAGGACCCCGAATCATCGCTATTGAACCTTGCTGTTTGCAATATGCACAGCAAGGAATCCGAAACTGGCTCTATAGCCAGATCGAATCCTCGAGATTGACGGCTGGTCACATAAACTTTAGTGATCAGTCTATCAATCAAAGGCTAGCGCTTGATTCTTCTTCTACTGGTCGATTAGCAACGATCGATCTTTCTGATGCCAGTGATCGAGTTCCTCGATCTTTGGCTCTAGAGATGTTCTCTAGTCATCCTGATCTTCGGGATGCTATTGATGCATGTAGAAGTGATAGCGCGGAACTTCCAGATGGGAGAGTTATCTCTCCTTTAAGGAAATTCGCGTCTATGGGTAGTGCTCTATGTTTCCC